TCGCCGCCGCCATGTCCCGATCGTCGCAATCCGGCACCTGGACCTCGTTCACCTCTTTGGTGAAATTGATCCCTTGGGTCGTGAGCCCGCACGGCTTGGAAAACACCTCGGTCGGCGTCGCACCGTCGCCGATCGTGATGATGAAATCTTTATAGGGAATGGTGATCGGCGCGGCCATGGCTGCGGTCCTTTCAGGTTGCTAGCGGTTCGGTTTGTGCGCGCACCGTGACGGCGGCGTGCGCCGTGATGCCATCCGGGTCGCGCAGATACCGGACGGTTTCGATCGAGAGGATGACCAGGCGTTGCCCTTCGTCGAGTGTGAGCTCGGCAAAGTGCAGCGACTTGGCGATCGCGGCGCCAAGCCGCTTGGCGGCGACGGTGTCGGGCCCCGCGGCCCAACCGTCGATCTGCAGCGTGATGTCGGCGCCCTGCGAGCAGTCGGCCGCCTCGGGCAGCACATCGAACGGCCCGAACGACAGATACGGCTTGACCGCGCCGGCCGGGACCGCGTCATAGATCCGGCCGGCCACGTCGGTGACGTCGGTCGACAGCTTGGCGCGGATCGCCTTCTGCACCGGCAGCGAGGCGTCAATCACGCCAATTGACCTGGAGCGCCACCTTGACCGTCGCCTTGATCGCGGTGCGGATCTGGCGCTTTTTGCTGCGATAGCTGACCCAGAAAAACGGTTGCGCCGGTTGCTTCGCCGTCCCGAACTCTTGCGCGTTGGCGTAGTCGTAGCCGCCGACGGTTGTCGCTGGTCCGCCGGCTTTCACCAGCGCGCGCATTTCGTTGCGGCCAGGCTCGACGCGGATCGAGTCGCGCAGCGTGCCGCCGCCTTCCTCGACCGGAACCTTGAAGATCATCGCGCGGCGCAGCACCTCGGCCTGGTTGAATACTTGCGCGCGCACCGGCGCTTTCATCTGCGCCGGCAACAGCGCCAGGATCGCCTGCAGCCGCTTCACCGATTGATTGGTCGCCATCACACCGCGACTCCGGCTTCCGCCAGCATGTCGATCCATTTGCCGTGCTGCTGGTCGCCCTGGTTGGGATCGACCGCGGTGCGGATGTTGTATGCGGTGCCGGTGCGCACGTTGGTCGCCTTCCAATCGGTGCGGATCTGGACGGTGTCGGGCGATTTGCGCACGCGGATGACGACGGGTTGCCGGCCGGCCAGGCGTGCCGCCTCGATGGATTCCCCGCCGAGCCGCGGCGTGATGTTCGCCGCCACGGTGAACATGTCCTGCCAGCCGGTCGATACGTTGCCGTATTCGTCCGACACCGCGTCCGGCCGCGAGAATTTTGCCCGATCGCGCAGCTCGCCGGCGCCTTCCGCAATCAATGCCATCGCTAAACTCGCGGCATCCAGTCGGTCGCGTCGAGCTCGAGATCTGGCATCGCGAACGGCTGATCCGGCGCCAGGATCTCGCGGTGTTCGTACAGGTGCGCGGTCAGCCGCATGATGCGATCGACCATGCGCGGCGGAACCGCAGCGGCGGTTGCGAATCCGGCGGTGCATGTCACCACCAGGCCGGCGATATAACTGCCGACCAGGTATTGCGGCTTCGCGCCGTGAATGGCGTCGGTCTCGATCACGTAGTTGGCCGAGACGTCACCGCCGGCGGCAGCGGTGAACGACAGCACCGGCGTGTAAGGGATGCGCGCGCGGCCGTTGCAGAATTCGCTCGCCGCCGGCTTCCAAACGTAGGTCGTCGGATTGATCAGCACGTCATTGCGCTGCTCGAGCCCGCCGATCGCGCGGCCGATCGCGTCGGTGATGAACGGATCATCGGTACTGTGATCGACACGCGCGTGCACCTTGGCGGTTGCCAGCATGGCGGCCGGTAGCACGGTCCAATCCGCCGCGACGCCGGTGATCATGCCGCGGTCGCCTCGAGCATGAATTCGCGCTGTTGCCCGTCGGTGAGCACGACGACCAGCACGGGACCGTCAAGCACGATGTCCTTGATGCCGACACCGGGCAGGCCCGTGGGCCCAGGCGGCCCGCGATCGCCGCGGTCGCCCTTGCCGCCGCGCTCGCCCTTGTCGCCCTTCATGCCCTTGGCGGAGAGCATCCATCCGTCACCCGGCAGCGGCCCGGGATCGTCGCGCAGCGCGCGCCACTCGCACCCGTTCCAGGCGGCAAGATCCATCGCGCGGTAGACGCCTTCCGCGTTCCACAAGCCGCTCGCGCGGCCGACGTAGCCGATCGGCCCCTCGGGCCCTTGCGGGCCGGCGGGCCCGACAGCGCCAGGCGAGCCCGCCGGACCTGGCGCACCCGACGGACCTGGTGCGCCGTCCTGGAGCTCGAGTGCGGCAACATGCGCGGCGATCTGCTCGCGCATCTTGTGCTCGAGCCCGAGGAACCGGTTTTCAATCACGTTGCCATAGTCGTCGATCCGCTCGCGCGCGCGGGCGAGATCCGCCTTGACCTCACCGATCGCATGCGCGCGCACGAACCGTTCGTCGGCGAGCACATCAGCGACCGCATTCAGCAGATTGGCTTCACGCCGCTCGGCGGACATCGGCTTGCATCCTTCGTCGCAGATGGAAGGCAAACACCGCGCGCTGCTCGTCGTCGGCGAGCTGCGGATCATCCTCGGCCGCAGGATCTGCAGCCGCCGGCGGCGCAGAGGGCAGGGCCGGCGGCGCGGGCGGTGCCGGCTCAAAACTGAGCGGCACCACTTGCTGTTGCACGCGCGGCTCGTCGCCGCCCTCGGCGGCCGGCAATCCCTCGAGCCGGCGCGCTTCGTTCGGCGAATAAACCCCGCCGAGCACGCCTTTTGTCAGGCCGTCGATCCGATCCTTGAATGCCGAGCGCAACAGCGCGCGGGTATCGTATTCGGTGTATTCGCGCCCCTTGCCGATCGAGTCGGCGTTGAGCCCCATGAATTGATCGAACGCCACCTCGACGTGATTGATCATCCAGCCGAGGCCGGCGGCGAGCCATTCGGCCATGACCGCCTCGGCGCTTTTCTGCGTCCCGGTGTCGGTGATGCCGAGCAGGATCGCCGGCACGCCGAACACCGCGGCGACCATGCGATCGTCCATTTTGAGCTGATCGATGATCTGCTGATCTTCGGCCGACATGGTGATCGGCTGAAACTTGAGGCCGCGGGTCAGGATAGGAACGTCGCCCGACGCCATGTTCGCCGAAACTTCCTTCCACCGCTTTTTCGTTTCGTCGATTTGCGCGGTTGTCATCTCGAGATCGGTGTGGATCACGCCGGCCGGCCGCATGTTGGTCGCGGCCGCCGTCAGCGAATTATTGATCGCCGCGCGCTGCGCGAGCTCGGTTGCGAGCGCGGCGAGCCAGGTCTCGCCGATCAGCGGATGGCGCGGCGTTGCCAGCTTGATGTGCAGCACGTCGCGCGCCGGCACGACCAGGCTGCCGCGGCCGAAAATGCCGTCGACATCGAACAGCGGGTTGGCGCCGATTTCGTAGAACACCTCGCGGAATGCCTGACCGGCGACGCCGATTTCGCGCACGCGGCAGGCGCGCGGATCGGTCCAGTGCAGCGCCGTCACTTCGAACTTTGAATTGCGCTGCGCGATCCAGTAGCTGTTTCCGTTGTAGAGCAGCGAGCGGATCAGGTGCACCAGGAAATCGCTCGGTGTCTGGTAGCCGTTCGGCGCGCGCAACAGCCGCGCGAGCGCCGACGTGGTGATCGTTTCGGTGCCGCCGTTCTCGAGCTCGAGCCGGTGATAGCCGGGGAGCTGCGCGACCGCGCGGATGTAGGCCCACACGCACGCCTCGACGATCGAGCTCACCGGCGCCTGCAGCGGATCGAGATCCATCTGCCAGTAATTGAGATATTGCCCCCACGCCGCCGGCAGGATCCCGCCCGAGACGGTATAGGGCCCGGGATGATAGTTGCCTTCGCCGGCCGGGTTGGCCTTCTGGCGCGGCGTGATCAGCCGCGCCAGGGATTGCATCAAGCCGGGCATTAGCGCCTCGGCGCCCCGCGCGTCGTGTAGCCGCCAGGCCTTTCCTCGGGCTCGAGCGCACGCCGGCGCGTGACGCCGCCCTCGGGCGGCGGCGGTTCAGACTCGACGCCTTGCGCCGCGTCCCATTGCGCTTGTGCCCAGGTGTGCGAGGCATCGAGCGCTTCCTTGCGATGCTCGTCGTCGAGCGCCTCATGCTCGTAGAGCGCCTCGGTCGGATCGCGCGCCCAATGGGCATCGATCGCGGCCTGGCCGTCGGCCGCGGTCATGGTCAGGTGCTGGCCGCGGTATGGCCCCATGATCGCCTCGACCATCACGTTGCCCTCGGCGTTCGGCACCAGCGCGCGCTGCTCGGCCTTCGCGCGGGTTTTCTTCTCGTCGGTCTTGTCGTCGGTTCGCTTGTCGTTGTCAGCCATCGGCTGTTCCTTTCGGGAAATGCCGGCGCCCGGGATCGAGCGCCGGCACGTCAACGTTCGATCACCAGGAAACGGCGGCGATGGTTTGCACCATGCCGGCGCGGCGCATCACCCACGACACATAGAGCGACATGCGCACCGCCACCGCGTCGGTCTGGAACAGCGAGCGCATCGGCACCGCCATCACGCCGCTGCCCTGCACACCGGTCCCGAGCGCGAGCGGCGTCGTATCTTCCTCGTGCAGCGTCGCATCGGTCGACACCGCGAACCGCGGCGCGTCGCCGTTCGCCGTGGCGAAATCCGCCGCGTCGACTGCGATCACGCGGCCGGCCGGACAGCTCGCCGAGACGATGAACCGGACACCGAATTTCGATCCGGCCTCGGTGCGATCGGTGAACAGGAAATCCCCGGTCGTCGTCTGGGCAAACCCGAGCGATAGCGCCTGCGCCGGGTTGATGATGATCGCGATATTGCGCCCGCCGCCGGCCGCGACGATCGCCCCGATCAACGCCTTGAGATCCGCCACCATGGCCGCGGTCGCCGGCGTTGCCGCCGAGGCGGCGATCGGCGTCACACCCGCGAGCAGCCCGGCCGGTCGCACGCCGGCCGAGGCGGCCACCGCGTCGATCAGATAGCCGTCGAGCGCCATCGAGGTATCATCGCTCATGGCCTGGCGAATGATCTGCTCGATCGACTGCGGCGAATACTGCGCCATTTCCTCGGTAAACGTGGAGATCACCGACAGCTTGGTCGGCGAGAGGCTCACCGTCGTGAAGGATGCGCGCTTGACCGGCTTGGCGCCGCCCTCAGCGGTCCAGTTGCCGGCCAGGGTCGGCGTGTTCGCGCGCACCGGGATTTTCAAAATGCCGGCGTTGCCGAACGTGTAGCGCACGCCCATGCCGGACAGCGCCAGATAGATCGAGTCGGCGATCAGCCGATCGAGGAACGGTTGCACGTCGGTCTGGATCAGCTCGGCCGCCCAGGTCGCGATCGTCGTATTCGCCGGGTTGACCGCCGCGCGCAGCACCATCGCGGTGATTTCGCTTTGGCTGTTCACCCCCGAATACATCGCGCGCAGCGTCTGGCCGATGTCCGGTTCGTGCGCGGCCTGCGATTTTGTCCAGGCCGCCAGCGCGCGGAACTGGTGATCGCTCGGCTCGAGCTTCTTTTTCGGCACCGCCGGAATGCGGATCACATCCGTCGGCTCGGCCTTGTTCGGGTTGGGCGCCAGGATCTGGCTCGACGTCGCCGGCAGCGCCGGTGCGTCGCGGGTCTCGCCGCTGAGCAAAGTGCGCTCGGCCTGCTTGTGCCCCTCGAGCTCGGCCTTGGCGGCGTTGATCTGCGCCGGGAGCTCGTCGCGATAACGCTTGGTTTCATCGTCGCTCATTTCCGAGCGGCCGGCGAGATCTTCGTAGGACGCGAGCAGGCCGTTCAGCGTCTGCTGCGCGGTCTGGATCTTGTTCGTGATGGTTGCTGCAATGGACATTTTCGAACCTGTCGGCTCGAGACGTTGTGCGGCGGGCTTGCCATGAACTGCGGATGATCGGTCGAAGCGTTCGGTTGCGGGCTTGCGGAACACCTCGGCGATCAGATCGCGCGGCAGATCCTTGGCGATCGCCAAGGCATTCGGATTCGCCGGCACACTCACCAGCGAACATTCCAGAAGCTGCGATTTGGTGAACCGGAACGGGCCGAACGTCTTGTCGGCATCCTTGGTCAGCGGCTGTTTTTCGATCGGCCGAAAACCAACCGACACCGTGCGTAAAATTCCTTCGCGCACCAGGTCGCGGATGTATTGCGCCATCGGCCACTTGTCCGACGTCGTCCAGACAATGCGCCCGACCAGATTGCCGCCCTTGACGCGAACATCGGTCCAGCGGCCGACGATCTGGTTGCGGTCGTGATTGAACAGCACCAGCGGATCGGACTTGAGCCGATCGAGCTGCCAGCCGGCCGGATCGACGACGTCGCCCATGCGGTCGATCGAACCGTCGGACATGACGAATTCATCCGGCTCACCGCCAGGCGGCGGGCCTGAGCGTTGCTGATAGTGCATGGCTGTGATCCTGCTATGCGATCAGTGTGGCCGGCTCGATCGCCGCATCGGCCGTGACCTTCATCGAGCCGATCGCCATCAGCGCCGCGACCGCGAGATCGATGCGCCCGTTGATGCGACGTTTTTCCGGCTTGCGATTTTGCTGCGGCGTGCCGGCCGGACCGCGCACCAGCATCGTGTTCGCGATGCACCAGCGCAGCACCGGGTGCCCGCCATGGCGGATCCGCCCCTCGGTGCATTCCACCTCGAATGCCGAGATTGCCGGCGAAAAGCTTTTGTAGCCCTGCACGAACGGCACCAGCGGCAGCGACATCGAAACCCGCGCCGCCGCCTGGCGCAGCGCATTAATGTTCCAGCTATCGTAGGCAACCGCGGCCAGGTTCATCCCTTCGATCACCGTCGCGATGTCGCCGAGCACGTAGTCGTAATCGATCGCCAGCCCGGGCGTTGCGCGCAGCGCACCGGCGCGGATCCAGGCCGCATAGGGCGCCGCGTCGCGCTGCTCGCGCGTGGTGATCGTGCTCTCGGGCGTCCAGGCGAGCGGCAGCAAATGCGTCACGCCGGCGTCGTCGGTCGCGGCGAGCACCATCGCGGTGAGATCGAGCCGCGCCGACAGATCGAGACCGGCATGCACCGGGCGACCGTCGCGGAAAATTGCCAGGTCGATCGGATCGTTGCCCTGTTGCCAGACGCTCGGCGTCACCAGCAAATCCGGCGATGCCGCGATCCGCTGATTGCAGCGGTGATTGCGGAACGAGCTCTCATTCGACGGCATGCGCCGCGCCTGGCGCGCTTCCTTCATCAGCGTCCCGGTGTCGAGGAAGATCCCGAGCGCCGGATTGCACGCGCGGATCACCGCTTCATCGAACACATCCGCCTCAGGCGGCGCCGCCGTCAGGTCGACGACGATCGACGGATCGGTGCCGGCCAGGCCGTCGTCGATCAATTGCGACAGCGGATGCTCGTCGTCCTCGGCCTGCGTCGAGAGCACGATGCCGAGCGCGCGCTTGCGCTTGCCCATGCCGGTGGTCAGCGCATCGAGCAACTTGCGATCGCGCGTCTGCGCGAGCTCGTCATAGGCCCAGAACGACGGCGCGAGCCCATGACCGCGCCGCGCGTCGGCCGCGAGCGCCTCATACACCGAGCCGACCGCGGGACCGCTGATCACCTCGATGCAGCGCCGCTGACCGCCGCGGCGGATGTTTACGCGCGATGCGAATTCCGGAATCCGCTCGATCACCGCAGCCATTTCGGCGTGCATCAGGCCCGACTGCAGCCGGTTCACCGCGGCCGAATAACACTCGCCGCGTTCCTCGGCCTCGGGCCCGAGCAGATGGCAAAGCGCCAGGCCCGACACCAGCCCGGTTTTGCCGTTGCCGCGCGGCTCGGAGCGCACCGCAATGCGCACGTCGGGCGCACCGTAAACACGCTCGATGAATCGCCGTTGGTTCGGCAACAGCTTTAGCTTTTTCCCGATCAGGATCCCTTTGGTGATCGGTAAAAATTCCAGAAACGCGATCACCCGCTCGACGCGCGACAATCCCTTGCGCTCCCACGGCAACGCACGCTTGCGCTTGCCCTCGAGCTCCGCCGCCGCCTCGATCTGCAGGCGGGTGTTGCGCGTGTTGGCTGTCATTCGATTTTTTTTCGATTAGGCGTGCAAAAAAG